CAAACGAGGAACACGATCAACTGGATAGCGATATTCAAAGCGAACCCGCCGAAAGTCGGAGCAAGTTACAAGATCGAGACTGAATATTCAAGCCTGTGCGCGTCACGGCTTAATCAGATCGGATGGAGCGCGAGGCGAGAGCATCATGGTGATGGCTGGACGACCGTCCACATCATCGAGAAGACCAGGCCGATCTTGATGAAGGACTCACTGCTGGCGAAGCTGCGAACGCTCGGGACTCCGAAGCTCAAGGCGATCGTGGCGGCATGCGAACAAAACGGATATTTCGACGAAAAGTAAAACGACATGAAAACACAAACACAATACGACCAATTCATTACAGAGAAAACAAAGCGATCCGAATCTTTCGGATTTGACCCACTGAGCATCACCGCGCCATTGTTCGACTGGCAACGCCACGTTGTCGAATGGGCGGTGAAGAAGGGCCGCGCGGCATTGTTTGAAGATTGCGGGCTTGGTAAGACTGCTCAACAGCTTGAGTGGGCATCACAAGTCTGCCGCAAGACCGGTGGCAGCGTCTTAATTCTTACGCCGCTTGCCGTGGCACATCAAACTGCCGATGAAGCACGCAAGTTCGGAATCATCGCAACTGTTGTTGAATCAAACGACGACATCAAAGGCCCAGGCATCTGGATCACGAATTACGAGAAGCTCGAAAAGTTCGATTGCGATCAGTTTGTCGGAGTTGTCTTGGACGAATCGAGCATCTTGAAAAACTTTACTGGCAAGATGCGGAAAATGCTGACGCAGACATTTCAAGCGACTCCGTATCGGCTTTGCTGCACGGCCACGCCATCGCCAAACGACTACACTGAGTTCGGCCAGCACGCAGACTTCCTCGGGATATGCTCACCGGCACAGATGCTTGCGACGTTCTTCATCAACGATACGTTCAACACCGGCGATTGGCGTTTGAAAAAGCATGCCGAGAAAGAGTTCTGGGCATGGGTAGCAAGTTGGGCAGCGTGCGTGTCCAAGCCTTCGGATCTTGGATTCAGCGATGAAGGCTATTTGCTGCCAGCACTCAACCTTCAAACGATCACGGTCGAGGTTGACCACGCGGCAGGCGCATCTGACGGAGAGCTTTTCCGCCACGCTAGCCTTTCAGCGACAACGATCCACAAGGAGATGCGTCTGACATCTCCTGCGCGAGTCGCAAAGATCGCGGAGATGGTGAATGCGTCCGACGAATCGTGGATTGTCTGGTGTAATACCAATGACGAAAGCGAGCAGTTGGCTCGCGCCATCCCGGACGCAGTCGAGGTGAAAGGCAGCGATACATCCAAACAAAAAGAGGAACGCATCGACGCATTCACGAATGGAACCGCAAGAGTCATCGTTACCAAAGCTGGAATTGCTGGATACGGGTTGAACTGGCAGCATTGCCGCAACGTCGCGTTTGTCGGACTATCGTATTCGTTTGAAGACTTCTACCAGGCACTTCGAAGATCGTACCGTTTCGGCCAGACGAAAGAAGTAAACGCTTTTATCATCCAAGCATCGACCGAAGATGCGATCATGAGAACCATCCAGCGCAAGATTGAACAACACAAGGAAATGCAAAACCGCATGAAGCTGGCAGCGGAAGCATTTCAAACGCAACAAAAACAACTGACCATGAAAACAGACATCAACACTGCACACGGAGAATCTTGGACGCTGCACCACGGCGATTGCGTGCGGGTCGCAAAACAGATCGAGGATGAGTCAATCGACTTCTGCGTGTTCTCTCCGCCGTTTGCCGATCTTTTCACCTACTCTGATGACCTCCAAGACATGGGCAACTGCTCGGATATGAGCGAGTTCACCAAGCACTTTGAGATCCTCATCGAGGAAATTGCTCGGGTGATGGTTCCTGGCCGAGAAGTTGCCGTGCATTGCGTGGATCTTCTCAGCACGAAGTGGAAGCATGGCAAGATCGAGTTCCAAGATTTCAGCGGCGAGATCATCCGCGCGTTTTGGCGTCACGGGTTTCTTTTCCACTCGCGGATTACCATCTGGAAATCGCCGGTGACTGAAATGCAAAGGACTAAAGCGCATGGGCTGCTTTACAAAACGCTTACCGCAGACTCCACGGATTCCCGCGTTGGATGCCCGGATTATCTGCTTGTGTTCCGAAAGCCAGGTGAGAATCCAAGGCCAGTCACTAAGGACAAATCGAAGTATCCAGTCGATTGGTGGCAGGAAGTTGCATCGCCAGTCTGGATGACTGTGGATCAAGGACGGGTTCTCAACAAAGATGGAGCGCGCGACCATTGCGACGAGAAGCACATCTGCCCGTTGCAGTTGGATGTAATCGAGCGTGCGATCGAGCTTTGGTCAAACGAGGGAGATCTCGTTTATTCTCCGTTCACCGGAATCGGCAGCGAAGGCGTTGGCGCGCTCTCACTGAATCGGAGATTCATCGGATCTGAATTGAAGGAGTCTTACTTTAAGCAAGCCTGCCAGAATCTCGCCGCGGCAAAATCACAGCTCACTCTTTTCTGATGAAAAACACAGTTCAACTTATTGGCCACTACGGCAGCGACGAGACGCATGCACTGTCGGCATGGACATCAACGAGCCGGGAGCTAACCGAGGCAAAGCGCGATCGCATCCCGGCCTTGTTGAAGATGCTCGCACAGAACGGTCATCACACGCCGTTTGAGAAAAGCATGCTTCACTTCCTTTGCCGGGTTGATACGGCAACGCATATCCACCTGCTCAAGCACCGCATCGGCGTGAGCATCAATGGTGAGTCGGCTAGGTACAAGGAGCTGGATGATCCGACACCGCATGTTCCAGCGGATTGGCCGGATTGGCTGCGACTGGATATGTGGCTGCACCACACGAAAAGCGTCGAGCTGTACCGTGATGCCATCAAGCAGTTGGAACCGTTGCTTGGCCGCAAACGCGCCAAGGAATCAGCCAGGATGTTCCTGCCATACTCCAATCAGTTAACGCTCGATGTATCGTTCAATATGCGCTCCTTCGTCCATTTCATCGGACTTCGGATGAAACCGGACGCTCAAGTCGAGGTGCGAGAACTGGCCGAGGAGATGTTGCGGCTAGTCAAAGGTATCGACGGAAACCCATTCAAACACACGCTTGAGGCATTCAATCTATGACGACACACAAATGCGGCAGATGCCGCGAAGATAAACCACTTGAGGAGTTCTACGCATCGAACTGGACATGCAAGCCATGCACCAGCGCGGATCGCAAGGTGTTCTACGTTGCCAACCGGGAACGAATCCGCAAATACCGGCGCGAATATTATCAACTGTACGTCAAGCCAACAACCAAGAAGGCACGCAAAGCACAAGCAGCATGAAATTCAACCTACGAGGAGACCATGGCGTGAGTTGCATACTCACGAAACAATCGGAGACGCGATGGAAGCTGCGAACGATTGACGGATGGTGCCGATATGGGCTGGTCGAGAACAGCAAGTCGCTGGCGTTCGTCAATCCATCGGGAGGGCCGTTCATCGCGCTTGGCGACAAGCTGTCGCTGCTACACCGAAAGCTGCCACCCGTCACGATCACGAAGATCGACAACGAGGAGGGTATCGGCATCGTCATCACCACTGAACCGTCATGATCAAAAACATCATCGGAATTGATCCTGGCGCATCCGGCGGCATCGCGTGGATCTCTGACGGCAAGCCATGCGTCGAGAAGATGCCAGAGACCTTGCAGGATCTGTGGGATCTGATCTGCGACATCAAGGCGGATGGCGACCACTTCATTGCCTACTTGGAGCAGGTACACTCGTCGCCGCAAATGGGCGTCAAGTCGGCGTTCACCTTCGGCAATGGCTTCGGTCGGCTCGAAATGGCGTTGACTGCCGCCGGCATTCCGTTTGAACGTGTGCGGCCACAGGACTGGCAGAAGTCACTAGGCTGCATGACCAAGGGCGACAAGAACGTGTCCAAGCGGAAGGCCCAAGAACTTTTCCCGCAACTGAAGATCACTCACGCCACCGCAGACGCGCTCCTGCTGGCAGAGTTTGGAAGGAGAGCGCAAAACCAATAAAACAACAAATGAGAAAGAAATACGATGCCGTGGCCACTGTCGGAACCTACCGCAACAAGGCCGGAGAAGAAAAAAAACGCTACATCACCT